ATAAAGATTTTAGGCCTCAAGAAGAAGAAATTGCTATTATCAGATATGCTCTAGATAAGAGGCGACAAATTTATTGATTTTTCTTATGTTAACGTTTTACTGATGTCGGGAAAACGATTATACTTAATTTGAGGGCGCACGTAGGAGTAAAATCCTTGAACATTAACTTTGTTCCCATTGATGGTGCGCCTGCGTTATATCACTTTAAGTTTTCAGATATTACTATACTCTGATTGCCATTACTAATTTCTGTAACTGTGGGATGAACGTATAATTTTATGTTATGTTTAATTGCTGGAATCCAGAAATTTTCTGCATTTTCTAGAATTGAATCTTTAATAAATTCTTTATAACTTGCTTCTATTATTTTTAAAAAATAGTCTTTATTTACCTCTAAAGAAGTAGAAAAATTTACTATCTGACTAACTACGTACCATTGTGAATCACGTCTTAAGTCACAACACGACATAAAAGAATTAAGTTTTTTTTCTGCTATATATAATTCAGCTTTAACTTCATTTTTCATTTTTTGGCCTCCCTGGTTTTTTAAATTCAAATTTCTCAAGATCATCAGTATCAATAAACCGCATGCGTCCTATAAGTTGTGATTTAAGTCTATTTGATAAACACAACTCATGTAAATATGCTCGCTTTATACATATTCCTCTATTTTCCAATAACCATTCCATAGCTTCTCTAATTGTAAATCCCATTTTATCCCTCTATTTAGTATGACCATGGTACCAACCGTGGTATTTGAACATTTTTAGCAAACATCTCTGGAATCCTTCCAGTTCTTCTTTAGTCATCTCAACTAATGGTTTTTGAGAATTTACGCATTCTATTAGAGCTAGATTTCTCATGTTATAAGCCGCTTCATGTGATAAATTTTTAAGTGCTTCTTTAACTAATGGCAGCATGTCTATACATTCTTGGTCTAGTTGGTCTTGCATGTTATTTATTCCTCATCGCCGTATTTCATGAATAAATCACCTTTAATCTTCTGTAGGTATTTCTAGCTGCTCTTAAGCATAATGCAATTTTTATGGACTCTTCTCGTGTAGTAGCCCAAAATTTTGCACCTTCTGTAAAGTTACACTCAATAAAATTAAGTGCTGTTTTATAGTCTTGTGGAAAATTATCAAAATATTCCATGCAATATTGATAATAAGAAAAGGGCGAATTACCTACTGTATTTGACATTGTGGATCTCCATGTTATTTAAAGGCCGGTGCCACGTGGAATCGAACCACCATCTCCCCCCGGAGGAAGGGACTTTGCCATTAAGTTACGGCACCATGGTTTTAGTAATGTCAGAACAGGATCGGTAAGGAAGGCCGATCTTTTCGGGAGCTACCCTAGTTCTGACAATCCATAGTATCATATAAATAATTAAGCACAACATATTTATTTAATTATTTTCATGTCTATCTAAAATATTACAAATATCGGATCACTTAAATGTAGCGAAAAGTTGCGCGCCACTAGAAGGTGCGTTTTGCAGTTTACTGCTTGAATAGGAGGCTTAAGTGCTTGATTAAGTTCTGAAGTAACCTTTTGTCACCTCCGAGGTGACATTTTGACACTTTCTAAGTGACGCATATCTAAACCAACTCTCAAATCTCATCAAATACACTCAATGTCACTGCTAGCGTCATAGTTTCACTGGTAAGGTCATTGTTATTGACATCCCAACATCCCAACATCCCGTGCGGGATAACGGGATAAATAATACCTAGGGTAGTACCGGTAGTACTCGTAATAGTTGTAGGGGTAGTACTATCCAACGGGTGCCAAATCGTCACCGGTTCATTTTGGCTAAAAACACTATATGTAGTGTTCAAATTACCAATTAACCACTATATGTTGTGTTTTGGTGTAATTCGGAGTATATTTTTTGCATTAGCCACTATTCAGAGAGTAGTAATGCGAGACGTAATGAATTTAAAACGACAAGAATTAAGCGAAGATAAAAAATTAAGTATCGAGACTGTAAAAAATCTTGGCAATGAATTTTATGCGCATTTATCTGATTCCTCCATTCCTCAGAATAGAGAAATTTCTTTGGCAAAGACAAAGATTGAAGAGGCTGTCATGTGGGCAGTTAAAGGTATTTGTGTAGAATATTGATATTTTAAAAACTGATATTACAGATGAGAAACACATGGCTACTCCTCATGAAGGTTTATTCAAAACTGGCCAATCAGGAAACCCAAACGGCAGACCACCTGGCGTTAAAAACAAATTCTATTGCGTGATGACTCGCTTGCAAGAAGCCGGTTATGACTTGATTGGTGCTTTGATTGAAACATCACAAAATAACCTAGACCCAGAGCTTGCGTTTAAAGCACAAGCAAAGCTTCTTGAGCGTGTAGCACCCGCGCTGCGTTCAACTGAACATAGCGGTAACATTGGTACTTTATTCGCGCTAAACATAAAGCACAAAGAAGATAAAGTTGATTGAAGTAAATAGAAACTACATAACTAATAGAACGACTAGCGCCTTTCTTAAAGACAACACTAGCGTTGTTAAGATGCTGTTTGGTTGTGTAGGCAGCGGTAAGTCATCAGCATGCTGCGTGCATATATACCAGACTGCTATGCAGATGCCACCGGGTTACGACGGCGTAAGACGCTGCAAATGGGCTGTAATACGTAAGACATATAGCCAGCTTAAAACGACTACGATTAGAACCTGGTGTGAATGGTTTCCCCCTTCTGTCTTTGGCGAGCCCAAGGGGGATAGCCCAATGACTCAGACTATTAAGACAGCTGACTTTGAATTAGAAGTTATCTTCCTGGCGATTGAAAACTTGTCTGATATAGACAGGTTAAAGTCATTGGAAGTAACCGGTATCTACGTGAATGAAGCGCAATTCTTCGGTTCTGATGAATTGTTATCCGTATTTAGAGAGCGTACCGATAGATACCCAAGTGGCATGAATGGCGGCAAATTAGGGCGAAAGTTGGTGATAATGGATTGCAATCCACCATCTAGCAGACACTGGATATACAGAATATTTGAGAAGGAAAAGCCTGAAGGTTTCACTATATTTAAGATGCCGCCAGCTCTTATTAAAGATAGTAATAACAAATGGATGAACAACCCAGAAGCTGACTTCATTGGTCAGCTAGGTGAAGGTAGTGATAACTACTGGTTAGACTTGGCTAATGGCGCTAGTGACGAGTACATAAGCGTCAATTTATGCGGAAACTACGGCGTACTAGAAGATGGCTTAGCGGTGCATTCAGAGTACAACGATCAACTGCATTACAGTCGTATTAAAGTTAAGGCTAATCCCATTGTAGAAATAGGACTAGGTTGGGACTTTGGATTAACGCCAGCATGCGCAGTAGGACAGCTTGATGTTAATGGGCAGTTCATTATCTTGCATGAGTTTTGGACTGAACATATGAGCTTTAGAGCTTTTCTTGAGAACATAGTAATACCAGAACTAGATAGACTGTTTCCCTTCTGGCGCACTAATTATATTAGTGTACATGACCCAGCAGATTCAAAGGGAAATGAAGGAAACACTAATCAGCAGATCATGAAGGAACTGGGGATTAACTCTTATCCTGCCGATAGTAATGCCCTGGCATTTCGTAGAGACGCTTTAAAGTATTTCTTAACGAGACTGACGGACGGCAAGCCAGGGTTCTTATTGAATGAAAACTGTCAGATGATAAGAGAAGGACTGATGGGTAAGTTTAAATACCCATTGATTACATCTACAGCAATGAGCGAAGAGAAGAGATATCAAGAGAAACCGATCAAGAATATATATAGCCACATCTGCGAAGCAACAGAATATTTAGCAACGAAATACGCGAGAGTTTCAAAGTTACCAGATACTTCACGTGAAACAAAATCTTACGCCATTTATAATGGTTCCTTCATGGGTTCTTAATCAATGACAGACATCAATTCAGATGCAACAGATATAGAGAAGCGCCCAGGAAAGAAGGGTAAGAAGATACGTGCAGAAAAATATGATGATCCTGAATCAGTTTCAGATTTAGAAGATGTTGAGTTATTGGCTAAACTTAAAAAGTGGGTTGATGAATCTTATAGTTACAATCAAAAGTTTATTGAAATAGCACGTCAACATATCTTCTTCTTGTACGTTGATCAATGGCAACCAGAGTGGCGCAGAAATCGTGAGTCTGAAGGTGTGCCAACCATGCAGTTTAATCATATCCGTGTACTTCTTGATGCCGTAATGGGCGAGTACAAGAAGAACATCCCAGATGTAACCCTCCGATCCAAGACTGATCCTCAAGACAAATTAGACTGGTTAAATGGCCT